ATGGATGAAAGGTATGATTTCTTAGATGAATTAGAAAATTTTTTAGGTGCAACATTTCATCAAGATATCCAATCCCCTGAACACGCCTTAGACGAATTTATTGAGGAAATTAGTAAAGAAGGTTTGCTATTTACAGTAAAGTATTGCGAAGAGTTTCTAAATAGCGATCTAACTAAAGAAGAAAAGGAAGACATTATAAATTGTAATGCAGAAATATATTTCCCGACAATTGGCTTACCGCCTATAGAATGGTTAAAAAGTGTAATAGAACAACTAAAAGAGGCTATTTAAAAGAAACACTGAAAGGCCCCCATTTTATGGAGGGCCTTTTTATATTGATACCGAATTTTTCGGCTTTCTTATCCGAATAGAAATGCAATACCGACAGTGCGGTTTGGAACTACTTGACGGCATCACTAGCTGAACTTTTCAACAATTTTGACCCTAAAAAGAGATACGGCCCACAATTCGACGGTATCCTGTTCCGTTACTCCACCAATGCTCTTAGACATATAGACTAGACGAATCGTTCACCCAGCTTCTGACATCGTGAAATGCGACTAACGTCTTAAAAAAAAACGCTAATGTATTAATCGTCCCCGGCGCAAGCCTTTTCTTCATATGCTCGTCCTTCTTAAAATAATGGTCCTCGAATTTAACCCACTCGTCTTGACTGTACACGATATACTTACGAATTACCTCTCGGCTCATTTCGTGAATGGACCGCCCGATCCCCTTACGATCCAAAAATTCGAAAGAACCTGTAATTGTCTTCGTATTGGTTGAGCGTTGATTGCGCCCGCCCCTCTGATTTCCGCGAAACTGTACGAAAAGCACATCGAGATTGCTCGTAGTCTTCCGTAAAGTACGTTCCTTTTTGACGCGTTTTCCTGTTCTATTTGCGGACATATTACCGCCTCCATTCGGTTAAGTCACCGCAATAAAAACCGCTTCCTTGTCGTTGGTAGGACCGCTACCCTGCGCCTTAATACGACTAAGTCAACGCAATAAAAAACGGCTAGAAACGTTGATATAACGTCTCTAACCGCAGTGTATGATTCCGACTGGGCTCGAACCAGCGACCTCTACCCTGTCAAGGTAGTGATTATCTTCTGATACGAACAGACGTTTTATTTTCAAACCTTATTTTATAAGGTTTGCTGACCAGTCTTTCTGATTAAAAATCTTCTGTTTTGGCTAAAAATGAACAAGTTGGTCCCCAATTCGTCCCCAACTGTCCCCAAATCAGATTCATCGACACAGAACCTACGTTCATATATCATCCTTGCAGGAGTTGAATCGCAATGACCGATTTTGAGCGTAAAGTATATCGGATTATTTATAATATGACCCGTTTCGGGAAAAATCCCTCCATGGAACAATTGAAAAGGAAAACCGGTAAAGATGAACAGACGATCCGTGTTGCTGTGAAAAATTTGATGAGACAGCGCATTTTGAAGTGGGATAAAGGTCATGGATCATCATTTAGTTTTTTAAAGGATTCTTTACCTTTTTAACAAAAGTTTTTGTAGCATTATCATTAGTTTATGCATATAATTAGATAAGAAAAAACTGTAAAAAATTAAAAATTGACAGCTAATGTCGATACTAAAAGTAATGGTTACTTATTTTTTTCAACCAGGACATTGATTATTCATTATAATCATTTCCAATAACTGCACTTTTAAAGCGTAGTAAAATCGGGTATATTAGTTGGAGATAATTTTAGGCTTCTTCTAAGGAACACTTTTCGAATAACCACGAATATATATAAAGATGGTTATTGCTGTTCGCATATTTTCACCAAAGCCAGAATAAATTATGACAATTGAGATGCTGAGCTTTACTATTAAAGATTAGATATTGTATGATGCACATGATGGCTTGATTCTTTAAGTAGCTCACTTACTTAGGAAGGTGGATTATCCATGGCTACCAAAAGTTTTATTACCGATTTTAAATTCAACGCGAAAACTGGACATAAATTAGTTACCGCTATTGAAAACTCAAAGAAAGTAAAGCACACGATTAACCAACGAACAACTAATGTTACTGATAAAGAGGAAATAAACGATATTATGAAGGCTTTCTTGGGGAGAGATTAAATCAACTGTATTGGGAAGGCTTTTTGGGGAGAAGATTAATTAATGGCTTTAAAGATAATTTCGCTTTCTGATTTATTAAACAGTGAAGCAAGAGAGGAAGATATTATAGAACTCCTCTCTTCTTTTGAAACAATAAAAATTAAACATAATCCAGGTGCAGAAGATGTTGAAAGTTTTATTCATACAAAAGCCATTCAATTTGAAAAAATGGATCTATCTCGTACATATTTAGTAATGTCTACTTATCAAACCAAGCCATATTTGGCTGGGTATTTTTCTATTTCGAACAGACCCCTGGTTATACCGAAAAAACAGTTTCAAAAATTATCAAAAACTCTTCAAAAACGCCTAATGGGGTTTGGACACAAGACCCAACAAGATACATATGAAATTAAAGGTTACTTACTAGGTCAACTCGGTAAAAATTATAGCCCTCTTGCACAAAAAGCTGGAAACCTTTCCGGAGCTGATTTGTTAACACTATCATATGAAAAAATATTAGATGCTTACCGGATAGTAGGTGGCAGGATCCTTTATTTAGAATGTGAAGATCATGAAAAAATCAAGTCCTTCTATACCCGAAATGGTTTTAAAGAGCTAGAACACTATGAAACTAACAATGATTTATGTATGATGGTAAAACAAATTCAACATTTAACAGCTTAGTAAACTTGTATAAAGCCCTTCTCTATAGAGAAGGGCTTTATTTTTTATTTAAGAAGTCTTTGAATCTTTACTTTTGTTTTCAGCCCGTAGATGCCGTCAGCAGTTAACCCGTACATAGATTGGAATCGCTTGACCGCATTTGCTGTTTTCGAGCCATATGCGCCGTCGATTCCGAAATTCTTTGCATTCTTATCCGGGTAGTAATGAAGAGCCGCTAGCGCCGTCTGAATCTGTTTTACGGCCTCTCCTCGGGTCAATGGGCTTGTGACTTTAAAAGTACCCGCAGGCAGGCTGAATTTCGATTTCTGAGTGTTTTTAGGCTTTGAGGCTGTTACCTTCTTCTTGCCGCCGCTTTTCAGCTCGTTATCGCTTTTGATATAGGAGACATTCACATACCCGTGGAATGTCTGGCCTTTTGAATTGGTGTATTCAACATATCCCCATCCGTTGACAGTTGATCCAAGCTGATATTTTACAACCGTACCATTCGGCAGGTTAAGCACCATGGAAGAAGAGGCGTTCCGTTGCGTACGTAAAACAAGGCCGTCACTTGAAACCACCGTGTTTTTGATAAAACGGCCTTTATTCGAATCGGTGTTGGTTTTCGATTTGTTGTTAGTTGGTTTGTTAATTACTACCCCACCTAATCGCGCTTTTACTCCATTCTTGAAATCAGTAAACCCTTGGGATCTGCTTACCCATGGGGCCGGACAGATTTTGTGTGTAATGTCATAGTGCCGCACGATGTCATTGATTGGATCAAGTTTAAACTTCTTGCATAGCTCAGCGCAGACTTGTTCTGCACGGGCAATGGTATCCGGATGGAAAGTGCCGTTCTTTTCAATGCAAAGCTCCACGCCGATAGATAAGAAATTCGCATTCGGCTTCAGCGTTGCGACACCCCGGTAAGGCTGCCCGTTAACAATCTGTTGGACATCATTCGCATGATAAGCCACCTCATTCAACGGAATGATACAAATAGCCTCTGTACGATCGACAAAGATATGTGCAGAAGCAAACGTCTGTTTCTTCTCAGACAGATTTCTGTTCTGTGCGGGGAGCGTTTGACCAAAGTATCTATAATGATTGGCAGCGGGCGCGCCGGGGTTTGCCGTGTAATGCACCACCAGTTTCTTCACGCCGTTGTTTTTGATTCCCGGCCGCGTCCATTTGTTAATATCAATATATTGGTTTCTGTATGCTGACATAAAAATCTCTCCTATTCTGTTTTTGGATTCAAAAAAAAGCAGCCGGATTAACCAGCTGCCTGATCGTCTTTTTCTGTTTTCTGATCGTTGTCGCTTTCAATTACATGAAGCCTGTCGGTGATAACGGCTGGTATCTTAACCCCGATCTGCGCCAAATTTTCCGTGATGGACAGGCCCTCATTTGCGATATAAAAAAGAACGGTTCCAAAGGTCAGAACACCGTTCAAATTTGTTATCGTATCAATAATGTTTGCGACGATAACCACCATAAAACTGAGCATCTTCCGGACATATCCAAACCATGCACTGCGGCTCCGAAGCTGCTTCATTTTCCACGCTTTGATAATTCCGGTGATGACATCCAAGATGCTGAGGATCAGAAGCAAGTCAAGGTATTTCACCTCCCCGAAAAGATATGTTCTTGCGATCTGTAAGCTTTCAAAATTCATCCACACATGTATTCCCTCCATTTTGATCACCTCCTTCGAGGCAAAATAAAAACACCTATTCGGTTACAGGTGCTGGTTCACTACGGCCTTCATTTGCTGACAGTGCAGCATTTAATTGTTCTTGAAGTTCCTTTCGCTTCTTTTCCGCAAATGTATATAAAGCCTTGTATTCGGCACGTTCCTTATTCTTTTGATTCAATTCCTCCTGGAGTGAAATGGAGTTATAGATTTCAATCTGTAGCTGTTCCTGAAGCTGCTCTTTTGTCATTTCTTGCATCCTGTTCCCCTCCCTATTCTTGATCTGGATACGCATTACCGCGCTCTTTTGCTGTAATTTCATCATATTCCGCTTGTGTGATGCGGCCTTTCTCAACAGCCTTTTTCATTTCAACGGTCAAAACAGTTCCATTTTTCCAGCAGTCTTCAAAAAAACCGAAGAGAACGCTTCGATTCTCCAATGAAATTTCCTCCGCTTCTTATGATTGATTCATTAAGAGATTGCAAACACGCTGAAGATCAAGAGTTCTGGCTTTTAAATTTTCCTCTTCATCCGTTTGAGAACCTTCGCTTTCTTCTTTAATACGTTCAATATCTTCCGTTGATAAGCCCTCAGTCCAGCAGTTATTTTCAAAATCTCTTTTAACCATAAAAAACTGTTCGGCCGGAGCTTCATAAAAACCTTCAGGCGGCTCACGATCTTCAGAATTCTGATAAAACACACCGTTTACAAAACCTTCTTTATCAACTCCTAAAAAAGTTTTCATGGCAATCCCACCTATTTATCTTTTGGTCTAAAATGAATGTTGCTAATTGACACTTCATATTCTCGCCCGTCAGTCGGTCCATAAAATAGCTTTATATCGCCGCTCGGATACACAGTAAAACGTTCCTTTCCGGTTCCGTTCCAAACGTAAGCAGGAAAGATCTGCTGATACTCCGGTGCAACTTCTTCAGGCAAACTGCAAATTACATAATCACGCAGTTCCCCAGCACCCATTTTCCTCAAAAAGCCCCGCAACATTACATCGCCGCTTTCATTAATTCGATATCTAACTGGACCAAAAGAGCCTCCTTTACTTGCGAAAGGGCTCATAACCTGCAAGAATTCCCACCCACTGTCTTTATTTCTTATCACAAATCTTGATTTTTTGTGCTCCAAAACCGCTTCATATCTATCTCCAACTAAGCCGTCGTAATTTACAGTGTTTTTCAACTGCATAACAACCTCATTGTTCAGCGAAAAATCAAAATATGTGCCAGCTGAATCACGAGTATCAATTTGATTTTGTGAATAGATTTTCAGGGCCGAAGTATAAGTTTCTTCCGGAAATGTTTTGCCTCCGTCTATCGTAATTGTGCCATTCTCGATTAACACACGGTTTATATCATATTCAACATTACCGCTTTTATCTTCAGATTGCCTTCTTTGTGAGAATGATGAAGCTGTCAATTCTAAAACATCATATTCTAACCATTTATTTGCTCTTTTTCTTTGATATATTGTACCCGCTTCAATATAGGCAGTCAGTGAATCCGAGTTTGAGATTGGCTCAAATCGGGCTCCTTTTATCAAAGAACCTTCTATCGTGATCCCCTTGATCGTGCCGGCATTTATTTTATCAGCAGACAAATTGGCGATTTTTGCGTTTGTAATTGCGCCGTCAATGATATGCGCAGTGTCAATTATGGCCGTTCCGAGATGTGCCTTTTTAATTGCGGCGTTCGCAATAGCAGCAGAACCGACCGCCGCATCTGCAATTTTTGCTGATGTTATCGCGGCTGATTGAATATTGGCTGAACCGACCGCAAGGTTTGCGAGATAGTTATTCGTGATGACCCCATCAACCAGGGCTACGTCATAGGGACTGTAGCCATATTCTTTAATTATCGTTCCTTTTCTGACTTGAATTTTTCTTACGACATAACTGCAATTACTGTTATCATCCGAACCACGGCCGCCCAAACCAATTGTGTAATTATTACCAGTTTCCGGTGCCGTGAATTGAATATTCACCCTCTTGAATTCATCTGCCGGGTAATTGCTTATGTCGGTGAGCCCGCTTGAATCCAAGGAAATAAAAGTGCTGCCTTTTTTTAGATGATTCCAAGATATATCTGTTGTATTATTTCGTTTCACTTCAAAAGACAATGTATACACTTGATCTTTTACAAGCGACATCGTCTGTTTGACAGAGAGTTGACAAACACCAAAAGCCTTGGCGCCATCCTGAGAAATTGTCATTTCATTGAATTCTTTTTTGTCTATTGTGTATTTTGAGCCAGAATAGGCGTACCACCAATTGCTATCTAACAATGAGCCCGGCAAAATATTGGCATTATCAAAGTTTCTGGATAGCTTATCAGCGTCAACGGCCAGGTCGGCCAGTTTTTCCTTTGTGATCGCTCCGAAAACAATGTCATCAGTCAGAATGCGCTGAGTGGTCGCGGAAAACTGATCCGTGAATTCGCTCGCTGTGCCCCGTGTGTTGATTGAGCGCAAGCGATAATACCAAACTTCATTTACTCCCGTAAAATGCTCATATCCGCCTGTTTTGCCTCTGAAAATACGATTCTCTTTTAATGGGGTGAATCCATTTACTTGTGAAGCATACACCTCATAGGCTGCAATATAACTGGACGGATCATAGTCCCATGTCAGGGCCACATTCTGAAACATCGGCTTGATCACTACATTCGATGGAACAGGCGGGGCTTTATCAGGGAAACTGCCATCCGTAACCTCTCCGGCATCCGGTTTACTTTCCCAAGTACCGCGATTTTTTTCAATTACGCTTTCAATTTGATCAATCCGGCCGTCCTTTTGTAATGCTGATAAAAATTGGCCGATCTCAACGACGCAAGTATTTTCAGGGTCGGTAATATCGTATTCCATTGAAATAACGCGCTGAGATGTCTCAATCGGGATAGCGAAGTTTCGATCAATTGCGATCGTTGTATCTCCCAATTCCGTATGTTCGTGTTCGTGTCCCGGCACGCTCTCAAGCAGTTGCACGGACAGTTCGTAATTGATTTCTGTCTTACATGCGGTCGTAATCAAATGATTATATGTGGCCTTTAAGAGCTCTTCCGGCTCCGTTATGTCTTCATTATTGAACTGGCCTTCCCGATGGATCAGCTTTCCATCTTTAAGGCGTCCCAATCGTTCTAATAAATCCGGATCGCCAACCCATTCCTGGCCTAAAGGCTTATCGACCGGGTCGCCTTTTGATTTTTTCCATTCTACTTCAGAGAAATCAATAAAACGGGAATAACCGCCCGTTTCCTCTCCTTCCTCATCCGTAGATGCTATGGATGCTCCGTAACCCCAAAGGGCTGTCACCGGGTAACTGATAACGGTCCGCCGGATATTCGTTGTATCCTTATCACTCTCAAAGCGCTTCCCGCTGTCTTTACCGCGACGGGGAAGTATTTTTATGATTCGTTTGACGACCTGATTTCCATCAAATTCTATAGTGTCCTGAAGCTCTCCGCCCCATATATTGATCACATCAGCGATACAATCCAATGCTGTTTTTTTATAGAAGGTAGTCGTATTCACTCCAAGCTCCGCCGTTACTTCCGCCACCCATCTTGATCGAGAAAGAACGTTGTCCAGTACAAACTGTGCAGTTTTATTGGTAGGACGGAAATCTTTTACAAAGGTTTCCGCAAGCTCCATTATGGCAGCCTCACAGGTAACCTGGGTATTAACCTCTCCTTCTTCGTCTGTATCATCCAATTCCTTAATGACAAACAGACGCAGTACACCGTCTTTATCCTTGAATACCACTTGATTCTCTTCAAATAGGAAACGTGCGTCAGGGTGGGAGGCGTCCGCTACAAAAGAAAAAGAAGAGCCCTTGTTGAGCTCTTCCTTGTATTTCGCATCCCAGAACGTACAGGTTTCTCGTCCGTGGCTGGACAGCACTGTCAATAATTTATCATCTGGTGAAAGTATATAAATGTCAGCCATGACCGGACCTCCTTACAAATATGCCTCATTAAATTTGATGCTACTCTTATGACTGAACTTGATTTTAACTGGCGTTCTGGGCGGCAGCAGAAACCAATCTGATTGAATTTGAAGTGCTGTCATGATTAAATTACCGCTGCAAGTGACCTTTCTTTTTGCTGAATCAATTACAAGAGTGTCACCAGCGATGAAATTGTACAGCAGCTTGATCGTTTTCGATACAGACCCATCAGCATTAAGAAGAGCCACTTCATATGAAGTGGCTTTCTCTTCAAAGACGCATTCGATTGTCGGGTCTACAGCCGCATAGCCCGGATTAGTGATAGTCTGAATTCCTGAATTAAATTCAAAATCCTTCGCCGGGCCGTATTTTTTTGGATCGGGACAGATAAAAGTCAATGTTGCAGTCTGAAAGCCTCCCTGTTCTTCGCCTTCTGAAATGCTTTCAAAGACAGCATTATAGACTCTGTCAGGCTCATCGTGAAAAATTAACGGTTTAGGCTCTTCAGTGTGCAGAATAAAAGTCAGTTCCTCCTGCTTTTTCTTCAGCTCTTCTTCACTACGGAAGGCAAAAAGAACCTCAACGGTTATGACTCTTACAGGAATTCTTGTGTCCCGCAGGAAACCGCCGGGGCGATTCCCGATAGTGGCTGTATTCACTTCCCTCCCTGTCACGCCTCGGCCGCCCGTGGACTTTACATAAAAGAAGGGTGATATATCAATGCCGTCAAACGTGATTTTCCATTGATTAGGAAGCAGTTCCTGATAATTGATCAATTAAATCTCGTCCTCCTTGCGTTCGACCTTTTCTGAGCGTCTGTGACAGGCTTTTCTACGCCTTGACCGACCTTCTTGCTGTCCATCTCAACAACAATCATTCTGTCAGGCAATTCAAGGTTCCGGATGTCCGCGCTCAATTCTTTTCTAACCGTGCCGAGTTCACCGCTAGAAATTGATGTGTCATATGCAAAATTCATATCCTCTTGCTGAATAGTCATAGCATCACTGACGGCTCCCATAGCTTTTTGAACAGTGCCGATACCATTCTGAATCCCCACAGCGATACCAGCAGGAACCATGATCCCCACCTGATCCCGCATCAATCTGGACGGGGAGTGGATTTTCAATTTTTTCTTAATGGTTTTCTCAATTGTCGATGCGATGGAGTTTGCTTCTTTCGCCAGCTCGCCCTTCATATTCTTCATTCCAGAAATAATGCCGGCCATTGTATTTGATCCGATGGCTTTGCCGCTTTTCTTGAGAGAACCAAGCTGTTTTACATCCACTGTAAGCTCCCCAATTTTGCGGAGATAGTCATTTTTCAGAAGTGCCAGTTCTTTATTTGCGGCCGAGCGTAATTCAACTATTTTCTTAGTTGTCTCGTTTTTCAGTCCGGTTAATTCTTGTTCCGCCTGAGTGCTCGCCAGCTTATGCTTTTCCTGCCACAGCTTGACATACTCATTTAACTCGGAATCTGTCATGCGTGAAATCGCATTAATCTGATCAGCTGACCCGATACCCATTTCTTTCAATTCGTCTGTGAACGCCTTCGGTGCCCGGCTTGCTATTTTTGAAATATCATTGTTGAACGTTTTGATCTTGTCCAGCTGCTTTTTAAGATTTGCAGTCAGCTTGGAGCCGTTCACTTTTTCACTTGAGACATTGTCAAATAGACCGATGGCGTTATAAATCGCGTTAGTTCGGTCTTGCAGCTCCTTTTTATAGGCATCGTTGGCCGCCTTGATATCGGCAGTCAGTTTATCATTCACACTTTTGAATTTTGAGAGATAAGTATTGTTTGCAGAAAGAATGCCCTTGTTAAGTTTGTCAGCCGCTTTCTTTTCGGCTTCCTTCTGCTTTCTGGCCTTATCAGCCATCGCCTTTTGAGTCTGATAGATTTCCCGTTGAACCTTTATTTGCTGGTCAGAATTCAGCTTGTTCTTCTTCTTGATTTTCTCAAGCGTTTTGATATAGGTATTCCCGCTGATTTTTCCTGTATCGTATTTTGCCTCAGCTTTCTTAATCTGATCTGATACTTTCTTGGTATACGCCAGTTTCGCCTTCGCTTCCTTGCGCTGCTGCTCTTTCAGTAGCTTCTTCTGTTTATCAGAGGCGCTTTTGGATGCCTGATATATCTCACGCTGGATTTTTCGGTTTTGCTCACTGGTCAGCTTGTTTTGCTTCTGAATCTTCTGCAATGTTTTGATATACGTATCGGCGCCCATTTTCTTGGTGTCATACTTCACTTCAGCGTTCTTAATTTTGTTGGATACCTTTACCTCAGCCGCCTTCTGAGCCGCTTTTGCTGCTTTTGCCGCGGCCGCTTTTACTTTGCCCTGTGATTTATCAATACCAGCCGCCATACCGGTACCGACGTGATAGCCGACCTTGTCACGCATTACCCTTGACGGAGAATGGATTCCGAGAAGCTTTTTCATGCCGTTGGGAATAGCATTTGCCATTGATTTTACTTTGCTCGCTAATGCTCCCGCCATGCCGCTGATACCATTTATTAAGCCTTGGATGATGTTCTTACCGATCTGCCACAAGTTAATGCCGCGGAAAAACTTCATGACACCGTTCCATATGCTTGTAATTGTTGATTTTGCTGATTTCATTATGCCGGAAATAGCGTTTTTCATACTATTGAATAGGCTTTTAGCTGTACTCACAAGCCCTTTCCAGAGCCCTGTCACAAAACCTTTAACAGCGTTCCACACGCTTGTAAAAACACTCTTGGTGCCATTCAGCATGCTACTAAAAAATGACTTCAACCCATTCCAAATGCTCTTGGCAGTAGACGATACAGCTTTCCATACTGTGGTAACAACAGTTTTTATCGCATTCCAAACGGTGCTGAAGATTTTCTTTTGCGTATTTAGCCAACTGGTGAAGAATGTTTTCAATCCATTCCAGATTGATTTTCCAACTGATACAACGCCCTTCCAGATCGAAGTAGCAATTGTTTTGATGCCGTTCCAAATGCTTGTGAATGCGGTTTTCATTCCATTCCAAACAGATGAAAAGAACGTTTTCAAACCATTCCAGACAGATTTCCCGACTGACACAATGCCTTTCCAAGTTGAAGTGGCAAATGACTTAATGCCGTTCCATACCGTTGTGAATGCAGTTTTCATCCCATTCCAGACTGATGAAAAGAATGTTTTCAGGCCGTTCCAAATGCTTTTAGCTGCCGATACAATTCCATTCCAAACAGTAGAGAAGAACGACTTTATTCCGTTCCATGTTGATGTTGCTATCGTCTTTATACCTGTCCAGACAGTAGACAGCCAACTGGAAATAGCACCCCATGCCGCAATTGTAGCCGATTTTACCGTGTCCCAATTCGCGATGATCAAGGCAACCAGACCGACGACAGCCGCCGTAATCCATCCGATAGGCCCCATTGCGATGACCCATGATGCCGCCATACGTGCCGCCTGTGCTGCCGCTTGTGCCGCAAGCACGACGAGTTGCCGGCCGAATAAAACCATTTGCTTACCGCCTGCAACCAACAAAGATATAAAATTGCTGATCTGCGCCGCCGTCCAAGCCGCTGCCATGCGGGTTGCCTGCGCTATGGATTGCGCTGCAAGCACGGTCATTTTGGCAATGAAAAGACCCATCTGCTTAATCCCGTTTGTCAGCATTGTGATAAAAGAGCTGATCTTCATTGCTGTCCATGCGGTTGCTGTACGGGCAGCATTTGCGATTGATTGAGCCGCCATTACAGTCATTTTCTTGATCCATAAGCCCATTTGTACAATGCCGCGCTTCAGAGCAGAAATCAACGACGATATTTTCATAGCCGTCCAAGCAGCAGCTGTCCTAGCCGCTTCAGCTGTTGTTTTCGCCGCTAAAACTGTGTACTCTGCTATGAATTTACCAACCCAAACTATGCCGGATTTCAATTGCGATATCATTTTAGCGAGTGTGAATCCTTCTGTTCCTGTGACAAATTTTTTTACCCATTTAGCTGCAGTTAAAAAATCCTTTAAGCCGTTTGTAACAGCGCTGACGGCTACTATCGCCGGAACAATAGCTCTTAACGCACCGATTAATGAAATGCCCGCCGCAATGAACTTCCCGATTGCCGGGTTTGCTTCCATCGCTGCATTAGTAAATTTCAAAAACCCGTTTACATTCTCCAAAATCGTTTTACCGAGTGGAGCCATGCCAACAAGCAAGTTGATGATAGTTTTTGCGATCTGCCCCAATGTGCTCCATACTGTAGGACCGTTGGTTTTGATATAGTCAATGAACGATTGAAATTCTTTTGTTTTCGTAACGCTGCCAGCCCACTCATTGAACCGCTTGGTCAGATCTACGAGTGATGTCATCATGTCTTGTGACATAGGAGCGAATCCAGTAAACAGCTTTGTCAGGCCGCCCGAAAAGTTTCTGATAATCTGCAACAATTTTGGGCCGTTGGTTTTTGTATACTCCACGAAAGCCTGAAATTTCTTTGAAGAACCCAAGTTTGCTGACCATTTCACCCATGATTGGGTCATTCCTTCGATGGATTTTGTCATGCTCTTTCCGGTCGGTCCGAATGCTACGATCAGATTGAAAACTGTCCGTAAGACATTCCCGGCAGATCGGCCGAATGAAGCAAACGCCGCCGGAGCTTCTTTGTTCAGATAAGAAATGAATCTCTGCATGTCCGGAGCTTTAAAAGCTTTGTCCATGCTTTTCGCCAGTCCCACGCCCTCTTTTGCCAGTCCATCAAACATTGGAATGAGTGAGTTAAGCGCGAGTTTAAACGTATTTAGAGACATACCGAATGTTTTTAAGATCGGCTTTTGAACCATCGTACCGATGTCCCGCCAATTGTCTTTGAAGTCTTCGAGGTTCTTTAATGCCTCTCTCTCTTCTTTTCCAAGATATTTTTGCAGATTATTGATCTGTTTCATGATTTTAGCGCGCTCTTTTGCGCTTGTTGCATTGTCCAGCTTCTCCTGCAGCTTTGAAAGGTCTTCGGATGCTTTAAATACACCGCTTATTGAAGTAACAGCAAGGGCGCCGAATGCCGCCGCGCCTGTTCCCGCTGTTGCAAATGCACTGGTTAACCCCATTACTCCGCCGGCTGCCACCCCGAGCATAGGGCCCAATGACCCGATTACTCCGGTTATGCTGGCAAGAACCGGAGAAATTGCAGGCAATGCGGATGTGAAGGCGCCGGCAAGCGAATGACCTATGACAGTTGAAACAGAGTTAGTGATTTTGGCGAGCCTGTTCATTGATGTTTCAAACCGATCAATTCGGGCTTCGATGTGTATCCAAACACGTTTTGGCAAGGAATGTGTCTCTGTTCTGGCTACTGCTACCGCTCTCGTTAAATTCGAAGTATCACCGTTTATGTTGGTTGTGACTCTATTTCGCAACGAAGCTAAAGCTGTCCGTGCTTCTGACACAGCTCTAGTCAGAGGATCTGAATCAGCATCTAAATCAACTCGCGTGCGTTCATGCCGATGTACAAAATTATCAATTTGCTGTTCGGCCTGCCGCACTCTGGCCTGAAAGCTTGCGATCTCTGCGTCGATTTCCACCGTCTGATGATCATTCATCCGGCGCATCATATCATTCACCCGATCCATGCTGCGAGTAAATCTTCGTGTCTGTGCTTCAACTATTGCTGTCAGTCTTTCGATCATTCCCTCACCCCATTCCTTGTCCGGATTTTGCAAAGTGGTTGCGGATTGCATCATTAAACCGCTGAACCCCTTTGGCTCGTTTACCGAGCTCGTTTACATCTGACTTGCGCCATTTGTCGTTATCGCCAGTGATATTGCGCTCCAATTGGCGTCTGGCCTTCTTTGCATCAAACATTTTCGTTTCTTTGGGGCGCTTCTCATTCATGGCGTAACGGTGAAACATGGCGTTTCTTGCCATAAGCTCCAATTCATCTATTTCTCGCAACTTGGCCCCTTTGAGCAGAAGCTTGTACTCGTTAGGAGTCCATGACATGATTAAATCCACATCATAAACCCCAAGCCAATGTGCGGAATTCGTAATTATTTGGTCATAGTCGATCCCGTTCTCTCTTTGTACGCCTCTTTCATCATCTTCAGGACTTCTTTGCCGTTCTCTTCGTCCTCCAGTCGCTTCGCTTCCATTTCCGGTGTTTCGTTCGGAGCCGGTTTCTTCCCTTTGTTCATCTTCTCCATCATCTTCCAGCGCTGACGGATCACGCCTTTGAAAAAACCCGCTGAGTCCAGTGTTGTGAATGCTTCATTGATCATCTTGTCAATTGCCTCGCCTGTCTCGTCTTCATCAATGATTTTCATGATTGCTTCTTCAATAGCCTCAGTTGAAGGCTTTTCTTTCTTCAAGTAAGCGAGTGCGCAATCCCAAAAAGGAGAAAGATAGGAAGCCTCTTCGTTGAGCAAGCTCATGTAAATATTCATTGTGCCGCCTTTGCCCTTTTCGTCCTCAGTGGAGTATTTTTCGTTTGCCAATCTGTCAAAAGCAAAGTCGCAGCGTGATTTGTATTCTTTATCTCCGATAGTTAAGTAAGCCATTTATAAAACCTCCGATTATTTTTGTATGTTAAAAAAGAGCCCGGGAAGCCCGGACCCTATAATTCCTTTTCTGTTCGAATCGTAAAATTGGCCGATCGTTCCGATTCTCCGGCCGAGTTCACTGCCGACACGTTAAAAATGTAGGCGGTGTCCGGCTTCAGGTTAGGATTCGACGTATACGAATTCTTTGAGACAGTCGCTATTTTTGCGTAAAATCTGTAAATGTTGTAAGATGTCGCCCCTTTCACCGCATCCCATGAAAAACTCACCTGATTTGAAGTGGTGCTTTTTGCAGTTATATTGCGGGGGACGTTAGGGCGTAACCGCTTGTGTTTGCGTAACAATCTCAGTCATTGAGGACTCGCCCGCATTGTTCACAGCAGAGACGTTGACCGTCAGTTTCGTGTCGGCTGCAATTCCTGTCAAGGTGTGGGATGTGCCAGTGACAGTTGCGTCCAGCTGCTTGCTCGCTCCCCTGTATACCTTATATGAAGTTGCCCCATCTACCGCATCCCATTTCACGGTCACGCTGTCAGCCGTAGCCGTGAACGATAGATTTTGGGGCGCCTTAGGGCGTAGTCGTGCCGCCGAATTCCTCAAATTTAGTCGCTCCGGCAGAGGATTCAATAGCCTTTAACACTTCTTCCGGCAGTGGAGGCAATTCGCCTTTGAATGTTTTACCGAGCACAGGCAGAGTTATTGAAACCTCCACAAAACCATCCTGTGGCTGACTGAATTCCAAACTTTCAATAATTGCATGTCCATAGACAGAATCGTGCTTATCATTTTTGTTTTTGTTTTTATTGACTTTCCAGACCTTAATTGCCTTTTCGTTATCATAAGCGTTTTCAATCGCTTCCTGTCCCGGATCGGACACAGCAGCATAATAAGTCAGCTCAAAGCTTTCATTTTTTGTGCCATAACCGACAATACGGCCTGATTTTGTGGACTCATCCAGCGTGTCCTGTTCTTTCGTGTGTGACCCTTCTGTTTGAAAGGCGATGAACAGCCCGTCTGTCCCTTTTGCATCCATCGGCTGCACAAAATAAATCTCATCTTTACCGTTCAATAATTCCGGCATTTTGTTCATCCTCTCAATTGTTTATTGTGAAGCGCATTCTGAGAATGCCATGACGCGTGTACCCGTCAATATCGGTGATTACCTGCATGCTGCGCATCTCAGAACGGCATAAAGAAAAGCCCTCTATTGTTAGGGGCCTGCTTGTTAACGCTTGAAGCATGAGGCTCAGAATCTCCATTGCTTCTTTTTTTCCGTTGTAACCCGACCAGCAGTGTAAAACCACATTGATTTCTTCACCGCTGGATGTCTTGGTTTTAAATGGGGAAACATCATCATCCCCCATTGTTACATAAGGCTTTTGCTGATCTTTCGGGACTGCATCAAAGACGCCCGTGACGCGCCCGTTCAGCTCTTCGTCTGTTGATAACCTCTTAAATAGAGCAGCCTGCAACGGCCACAGGGCAGATCGCATGATGACAGCTCCTTTCTATCACATTTGACTGGCAAAATACCGCATGCCTTCGTCCACCGCTGGATTCCAGAACGGCTGCGCCCGCATTCCCCGCGTGACCACCCATCTATTAAGCTTGGTGTCATAATATACCCACGGCGTTTGCCGGCCGCCGCCTTCCTCTGCGTAAATCCCCGTTCCAAACTCTACATACCAAGTTGTTATCGTATGGCTTTTTATCCATACCTCTTACTGTCACCAGCAAGTTCGGCGTACATTTTCAACCAATAAAAAAGACAACCCTTATTTATTGGTTGCCGGACACTCTTGGGAACATTATATTTATTCAGTTCCTACGCTCTACGGTGCTTGGTAGCCTTTCGCAATCTACCAAGTTACCTCGGTGTTGTCTTGACTGGATTAAATAATTCGGGTGGTCTCATACCGCTTCTATAGTACCTGGAATGCAGAGTACCATAATTAATACCAAGCTTTTCTGACCATTGTTTTAGATTCAGACGTTCACCTTGATACTCCACCCAAACCGTCGATCTTCTATTGACCGCTTGTTCTTTCATCGGAATCCAAGTGCAATTATCAGGAGAATATCCTTTATTAACATCAATTCTTTCAATAGATAGATTGTTACAATAACTATTATCTAAAGACCATTTCTTAAAAGAATCGAAACTTTTCTTCCATTCATCACAAACATAAATTCCTCTACCACCATATCTTTCATAAGCTTTGTCAGATTTGTTATAACAACGCTGCTTCATATTCATCCATACAATATACAGGTGTTTACCGCTTTGTTTATGTCTGTGATTCTTAGTTAAATTTATTTTGTCTTGTTCTTTTTTTAAACAACCACACGATCTAATTGAACTTTTAAGAGAGTCGCTTCTTACCGTTTTAGTATTACCGCAGTCACAAACACAGTCCCAAAACGTTTTTCTCCCAGAACGTTTTTCAGATAACTTTATAACTCTCAATCTCCCAAATTTCTTTCCTGTTAAGTCACTAATACCTTTTCCTTTAATGAATTGGCCCTTTGTATTACGATTTTCTGGCATAATATCACCTCTAAATAATATTATACCTGTGCCAATTTCGATAAAAAAGCTACAACGCAAGACGTTCACCGATTTTGCCCAGTTTATTACCCCGTTATTACTAACGAGGACGGCGTACGTTCACCGCATAATCGGCACCAACAGAAATAACGGCCCGTAGGCCGCCCTCTTGGTAGTCGATTTCAATTGAATTTTTCAGGTTCCCCCCGTCTATTGCGGCGGTCGGAGCATTCAGAACAGCATGTCTGTAAATCAGCTCGGCCGTGTCTGTGACCAGTTGCTTAATATCATCTATGACCCGGCTTCTGAACTCGCTTGTGGCTCTTTGCATCTGCCTGATCCATCTACCGCTCACCTCAGCCATTGCCCTTCAGCACCCCCGTAACCTGACATTTCAAATTCATAATCTCATGCATGCCGCCCTGGTCGATCGGATCTGATTTGAGAGTCAGCACCTTGTTTTCGTAGATGATCCGCATTGTCTTCTCAATATCATTGCGATACGGGAAATACACATTGCAATCAACCGGGTTCTGAAGCTGCTGAGCCTGATAATATTCCCGGGACGTAATCCCGCCGACAAAGGCCTCTATTGTGAGATAATCAGTGAATTTTTCAACATAGCCCCCGCCACCGTCCGGCACCTCTTCCCACCGCTGAAACGTTATGACATGCGGGAATTCTTCATAGATCATCGGAATGCCTTTCTGTATGGGTACAGATTCTTCATAATGTGTTGCGGGAATTCCGTGTTATACGAGTATGACACATCCCCCATACTTCTCCCAGACAGACCAGACGGCGTCATATTGTATTCAGTCGCTTTCGCAACAAATATTTTCACACCAGCGGGCAGCGCTTTTGGATCAAAAGTATTTTTACATTCGTCTGCGGCAACCTCAATTAAAATAGGGACAACCTCAGACAAATAAGCGTCATGCTTATCGGTGGTTATCCCTATCATTCGTTTTACTTGTTGGATGTCCATTGGATCACCCTTTCAATTTTTCGAGAAGTGTTTCTCGTTTCATGTTGTAATAACCTGAGATCCCTTTATCCTTCGCTGCCTGCTTGAGTTGCTCAACAGTCATTTCGCCATAAGACAGTTTTTCTTGAGCAGCCTTATCGATGTTTGCACGACTTTTCAATTCTTGTTCCAAGAGCCAAAAGGTTGTTGCTCCCATTTATTCGCTGCCTCCCTCTGCATCGGTTTTAGTTGCGATTTCCGACATTGCAGATTCGCCGCTCTCATTAACAGAAGTGACATTGATTGTTAATTTTGTATCAGGAGTTAATCCGTCCGTGCTGTATTCAGGTTTTGTTACATTCTTATCAAGACGTTTGTCTGCTCCCCGATAAACATTGTATGATTTCGCCCCAGCTACGGCATCCCAATTAACAGTTACAGAGTTGGTTGTACTTGTAAACCGTAGGTTTTGGGGCGCATTAGGGCGTAGGTGTTACTACTGGAAGTGAGTCATCAACAATAATGGACTTTTGAAGATATGTTCCGAAACCTACATCAGCCCTGTTGTTTGGAATGAACTCAATCAAGTTTTGTTTCTGTAAATTTGTATGTGTTAGTGAATGCATAGCAATTGAAGTGAATTTGCCTTTAGCATCACCGAGTAATTGAGCTGCATCAAGAATCACTTCACCGCTTAAACTATTTTTTGGTGATGCATCTGGACCTTCATTGGAAATAATCTTCACAATTCTTACTTTCTTCTTGTCATAAACACGTTCATAGTTCTTAGCACTTTCCAATTCTGCGAACGTAGGCATTTCTTTAGCGACATCTGCTTCGGTCCATTTGAAACCACGAGGATGCAAAATGAATTTCTTACGATTGATCAAAATGTCCTCACCTTTTAGTGAATTCCGATCTGTTTCCGTTGGTGTTTTCGGCATACCCGGGGCATAACCAACAGCACCGCCAGCAAATAGGTAAGTTGTGTATTTTTTACCCTCACCGCTCGAAATATCTAACACTAAATCACCATCGTTATTAGTAATGTTGCTACCAAAGACACCATTAAGCATAAGGAAGATCATTCGTTGAAATTGTCTTTCCCAATAGAAATTGACACGATCTCCAATTGCTCTCACTGGATCTGATCCAGCAAGCTCACCAGCTAAATCTTCTGCGCTCCAAGCCTTACCATATTCAAATACACGAGCAACGTCTTTTCCTGATGTGATTTTTTGTGGAGTTAAAGCAAAGTCTGATTGAATCGCTTCTGCATCTCCTTCTAAATCGTTCCAAAACGGCATATTCACTGTAGCGCCACCATTTGGAACAATTAAGCCCGGCACAGGTTGAATAATTCCGCTCCGATACACTGCTGTTTGTTCAACAGTATTGTTCATTGTGTACTGATTGAAAACTTCTGGGATGATAACATCTTGAACTCTAGTTACTGGCATTTAAATTCTCCTTTATAATCCATAGATTGCAGGATTTCCGCCTGCTTGGATAATTAATTTTCTTGCTTGTTCTGGATCACTTTTCAAAATGTGACCTTGCTCAGTCAGGTTTAAATGGTCCTGACTAAATGGATTCTTGCCTGTTGGTGAATGAACACCTGATTTTGCTGTGTCATGTGGCTGCCTTCCCGCTAAAGACGGAGCGCTTTTTTGATCTTCCTCAAAAAGATAGCTATCGCTTTCCCTGAGAGCCGTTAGCTGTTCGTCAAGACCAATCACCTTGCCGTCAGCTAATTTCAAACCATCAAGATTTAAATTGGCTTTAACAGCCTTGATGTTTTTTGACTTCGCATCCCGCAATGCTGATTCAATCGCGAAGTCAAAAGCCTGCTGATCTAATTTTTGCTGATACTCATCAGCAGTTTTTTTGTTGTCTTCTTGCAATTGTTCAATTGCCGCCTGAAGCTCTTCGTTTCCTTTAGCCTGTTTCTGCAAGGCATTCAATTGCTGGTCCCGCTCGTCAAGCTGGCTTTTCAAGTCCTTCTTCTCATTGTTGACTGCATCAAAACGCTCCTTCGGGAACCATTGGCCGTTACTGACAATATCAATCTTTTGATCTCCGGCTTTTTCGATCACCTGAGCATATAAATCATCACCGAGCAATTCTTTTAAACTCATTTCATTTTCTCTCCTTTGATGTTTTTTTACGTGTCCACCTCACGCACAGGATTTACGTTTGTTTTTGCTCTAAACCTTTAAAAAGAGCAGCATGCGGCCCCTGACCGTTTCACCCTCTTAACCGCTTGTTGCACCCCTCTTCTATGCAACCACCACATTTCTACTTACTTTCATTAGATTTGTACCACTCTTCATATGTTTGATATGGGATTGTCTGGCCTGCCCCGCTGCCGCCTTCCCTCGCCCTTCTCGTATCCGGCAGGATGCCGTTCACTTTAAACGCAATTGTACAACGGCAGTTTATATCGTCTTTCGCATTATTCATGTGCCCCGGAGCCGGACCGACACCGCCGTAAATTGATTTGAACAGCCCATTGCGTTCTATTGTCTTCCCGTCCAGCTTCCTGTGCCCGGCTCGTGTTTTAAGATCAAGGGTAGCATTCCACATCTTTTCAAGATTGCTCCGTTTTGAAGCCTTCTCAGCGCTTTCCATCCTTGCCGAGACTTGTACCCTATGAGCTTCTGTTCTCGCCACGTCACGGGCTTTTCTGCGCGCAAATTCAGTTGCTATTTCAATACGACGGGCGATCTTTGAATAATCCTCCCCCGCTTGTAGGCCCTGTGCGACGGAAATTTGAATCTGCCGGACATAATCGTCTCGATGCCGCCTGTATATCGCTGACAAAGTCAATTCGGCTATAGGGTTTAGAACGGCCTGCCGAATGACTTCGGTTGTCGGGATGCTAAAACCCAAGTTAACCACGGATTCCATTTCAAATAGATAAGCAGAACGCATATAATTCTCTAAAAACTGCTTGGCTGCTAATGCCTCAACAATAGTCAGAATGGTTTTGAAAGCCTTGTGAGATTCCTCGGCCATCCTCTCCATTTCCTTGTTCAAACGATTGTATTTGTTGGCATCAGCTAGAGTAAGCTGGCCGTCCTTGCTGTATTTCGCATATAGCTGGGCAATTTGTGCGTTGATCTCCTTTAAGCGAGACGCAAAAACGACATCAATCTTCTGAGCATCCTCAGTGATCATGTCGTCCAGATACTTATCAATATCATTCTGGTTCATCTTCATCACCGCCCGCGTCTGTTTCCACATCCGTTAATGGCGGCATGTTGTTCCTGTATTCGATTTCTTCAGATTCAATTCGCTTCATTTCAGCTTCTACATCGTCAACCCAAGGATGATGTGCCAATCGCGTTTCTTTGCTTAAATCAGTGCTTTGATTACCCATCTGTACCTCTTCAAGTTCATTGGTCATACGTGAACGATTGAATGTCATTTGTAAGAGAGTGTGATCGTATTCCCCTTGGCCTGTCATCCGCAAATATTCAGTAAAAAACCAAAAGAAGGCATGCAAAGCCGGACGGAATTTCCTCTCAGTTTCATTTGCCTTCAGATCAAGTAAAGAATATAGGTTTTTAATTGCAACGTTCGTCGGTGAATTTCCCACTTTGTCAGGATTATTGTTAACTCCCTGCCCGAACCGGTATATATTTTCCTCAAGTCTATCAAGGTGAGAATTAGAACTATCCATGGGGATTTCAGCAGTTTTCATGTTGAATCCGCCACCTTCGCCAACAGCAACCGCTTTATAGTGGCGCAGATTGGTGACAAATTCAGATAGATCATCCGAGTAATTTATCAATTCATAAATAATTTCTTGCATTTCATCAAAAGTATTTGCGTTATTTGAAATGTTGCTGTTGTATTGATCAATTAAATCCTTGTAAAAAACAAGATCGCTGACACCTTCTTCATTGTTCTTGAACTCGATTAAGGGGACTTTTCCCCATCCATACCCGGCATTTTCTAAATAAAAATGGCTCTCCGGGTTTCGTTCGTATTCAAAATCAAGAACGAGAACACCATCGTGCATTACGTAGTAGAATATCTGCTCATCCGTATACAATTCGACCTTACGAGTGAATTCATCATCAATGTTTTTCACATCATAGTACCTGATAGCATACAGGAGCTTCCGTTTTTTCGTTGTATCGTATACCGCAATGACTTCTTCAGCAGGAATCCGGATAAAATCAAATTTCCCGTCTTCATCAACAAACGGGTGGAGCCATTCACTGCCCTTATTACTGGCGTTTTTCAAAAGCTCATTCATTACGTCATCAAAATCTTCGTTTACAAAGTCGTTGACCAGCTTCAAGAACTTTGAATCTTCAGCATTAAAAGTGATTGGTTTCCCAACCAGGTATTGCACTTTCTGTTGGACCAGCAGCTTGTGCCAGTTATGAGAAATACGGTTATTGGGCTTTTCCGTATCTATTTTTCGTACGCCATTCTCATAGAAATAGCGCAGTCTTTTTTTTATGTCGGCCTGATTCATGTAATATGCGACACCCTCAAGCATTCGGTCACGATCTAATTCGTGTTTATCAATCATCTTTTGAATAACCGTAGTGTCCGGCAGAGTATCTGATGTTTCTGCACTGTCCTCAATGATTTTCAACAGCTCTTCTGTGTGTGTTGGAGTTATTGGATACAATAGAAATCAGCTCCTTTCTTTTCATCTCGTCATGACCCGTACGCCCGGCCGCTTCATATCTCGTTCAAAAGCATAACGAGTGGCATCTATAGTGTGGTTGTCAGCGTCCTCAAGCCGCGCCTTCGGATTGCCGTCTCTATCAGTCTGATAGTCGATATTCTCGAATTCCCGGGCGATATTAGGCGTTCTCAACGGATCAATGATAATGGCGTCCAAATCATCAAGCCATTCCTCACCATATTGAACTGAGTCAGGGCCTTTTTTAGCGCCTGTAATGCGCCGGATGCCATGATCTATTTTCAATTCATCAATACTTTTAGGTTCGGCACTGTCAGCAGTAATTTCTTGACTCTCATATCCTTTTGACCTGATCCATTTTGCCAGCTCTCTGTTGGAAACCTTTTGATCATAAAGTTCATCAATCGCATAGATACTGTTCCGCTTCTTGTCATAGTGCCACCTGACGTAAGCGAGAGGATCAGGACCATATCCAAAGTCAACGCCCTGCCGTATATTGTCGAAGGAGCGAACAATTTCATCAGTAATGCAGCCGTTCTCGATTTTCAAATTATCAAACGGCACAACACCACTCCCTAGCGCTTCGCCGAGGTATTCCCATCTGTACTTTAACGGGTTCCGCTCCTTAACGATCTCAGCCTCTTCTTTAAAGGCTTTTGAGATATAAGGATTTTCGAGATATGTTGAGTGATGGATATATGTGTTCTTTGGTACGAATGAAGATTCATATTTTTTATTAACCCACGATTGCTTTCTTTTTGGTGGATTGTATGAATAGTAAAAAGCATAAAAAAGACCGTCCGGGAGTTCAGCCCGCAGGACGGAATTTTCGATCATTGAAATTTCTTCTTCAAGTTTAAATTCGGCCAGCTCTTCGACCCACAAAAAGGCAACCGGAAATTTTGCGATCTTGAGTGACTTGATTTTTGCCGGATCGTCCGCACCCCTGAAAATGATGCTGTTTCCTCTGGGCTTGTACGTGAGCCTCATCGGCGATTTATTGACATGCCAGTATTCACCCACGCCCAGCAGATCAATTGCCTCTTTAAGCTGCTCGAAAACCGATTCCCCTAATGTGTTGGCAACTTTCCGAACCACAAGTGTACTGACCGGGTGTTTCATCATATCGTTGACTATTCGGATGCCAATATGCGTCGACTTCGAAGAGCCACGGCCACCCTTCAAGACATACCGGAGGTATTTGTGACTGTTGGCTGCCGCCCAGAACGTTCGGAATTTTGGCGTTACGATGTCCGATATTCGCTTAACCTTCGTCAACGTCTTCACTTCCTATATCATCAATGATCGTCACGCCGCTGTCTTTTGGAGCGTCTTTCTCGACTTCATTCCGTGTCTTCTCGATATTCAAGCGCATTTGCTCCAATTTAAGGCGCCGCTCATCTTGCTCATGCGCCAGCTGGTCGAACTGCTTGATCAAGCTCCGGAGCTCGCCCATTGCCCGAGATTGAGCGTTCAGGAATGCCGCCTGCTTATCCCATGCAAATTGTATATCGTGCTGCAACTCTTCCACAAAATGAGCTTTTGAAAGACTGCCGTCCTCATTTATGCTGAGGTCACCTTTTATTTTAGAGACAATTTTCGTAGTGTCATTTTTATCCTGTACAAACATAATGCGCTGCGCCCGAATAATAGCCGCATATTGTATCTGAATCTGATCCCATATCATATCAGCAGGGGAATGCTCCTGAATCTCTTCCATGATTTCAAGCGTTTCTTCCGGCAGATACTTTGAGAAGAACCCATGTGATACAGCATTTTGATTTCTTGCCGGAGCCGCCCCGCCGCTATTTCCTAATGCGTTTTTGTTGCCGGGTTGCCCGCCTATTTTTGTGTGCACACTTTTTTCGGTGGGTGCACCCTTTTTCCTTTCCCAACCATGCCGCTGCTTCCACGATTTGATGGTGTTCACTGACACCCCGTATTTTTCGGCAAGGTCCTTGTATTTCACGCCTTTGACGTAATCCTTATACGCCTGAATGTGCTTTTCAGCCATCTACATTCACCGCCGCCCCCTTCTGATTCGTGTTTGTTTTGGAAAAGATATTCCCTCTAAACCGACGCCGCACTCAGGCCGTTAACCGCCAATAGTTTTCCCGAGATTTACCGGAATCAGTTTACAGAGAACATAAAAAAGCACCCCGAAGGATGCTATTCTTTATTGACTTGCCCTAAAGCTACTGTCAGCCAAAATCCTGTAAGAAAAATAAACCATGATGTCAGAAAAGGATGATTGTATATTGTTTCCACGAGACTTTCCTCCTATACTTGTGAAAGGGGGGAATTTAAAAAATGGGTATTCTACCAAAGTTTATTGATAATGCTGCCAGCAAACCAGCGCAGGCAGTCGGTGACACATTAACGGATTTATGGAATTTGGGAATTGGCAATCACGTGTCTCTATGGTCTAAGAAACAAGAACTTCGTCATAAGCATAATTTTGAGGATTATGTTTATAAGGTACAAAATAAAACTCAAGATATTCCTGAGGAGTTTCTTAAAGAACCAGAGCTCAATATAATAGGACCTGCTATAGAAGCTTCAAAGTTCTATATTGATTCAGAACAACTACGAGAAATGTTTGCCAACCTTATTTCTTCTACTATAGATAGTAGAAAATTCTCCAAAGTTCATCCTTCATTTGTAGAGATAATCAAACAGTTATCGCCATTAGATGCAAGCATCTTGGTTAACTTTAAACAAAGTAACCAATTCCCTGCAATAAGAGTTGACGCGTCTAATGTTGAAGGTAATTATGTTGTTATTCAACAACATATTTTGGATTTTAATGAAGATAAAGTTAAATATAAAGCTTATGCTTCATCAATTTCTAATCTCCAAAGAGTAGGTTTATTAGCTGTCGATTATTCAGTACGATACGGGGAACTGGAATACTATGATTATATCTCTTCTCATCCTGTGCTTGAAGAAGCTAATAAGATGTTGATCGAATTAAGAGATATTAATCCAAAGTTTACTAAGCTTGATTTTAAAAAAGGAATCTGTACCAGAACACCTTTATGTGAAGATTTTATAGAAATTTGTTTATAGTTGAACTGGGAGCAGCTGTTTAAATACTTCCCGTCCGTTTATCCATTAGCATAACTTTGCACACCTCTGTTCAATCTGATACTTAGCTGTTTAATTTCATAACCAGGGAATATCGACTGAGCGAAAAAGCTTTTAATCAACCTCTGTTGCCGCAGGGGTTGGCTTATTTTGTTTATCCATTCTTATCTCCTCCCATATTTCACATTAGTTTCCGCAAGCAGTTTGCAGGGAATATAAAAAGCACTCCTTTTAGAGTGCTAAAAACTAAAGACTATTGATTTAGAAGCCATTTGATACGCTCAGCTGAAAATATGTAGTGGAGTATTATAAGACATAAAAAGCTGATACTAACTGGTTTTAAATCACTAAAATAAAGCGTTACAATAGCTATTGCAAAGATCATTAATTCAAGAATTAATCTTGTTATCCCGTTTACAGCTATTACAGTTTGTCCATTTCGACTAGGATCATTAGGTACTGCAAATACAGACCAGATAATCATAACTACAATCGGTAAAACTAAAGTTAGAACATATTTAAAAAAACCATTAAAATGGGTCCAAGCAAACATCCCTATGGAGATTAGTGCAGCAATTTCAAGGGCGAATCTTAAAAGTAAATTAGTTTGGTTCAGTTTTTCCAACTCCTCTGTATTAAAAAGTCCTCCGCAGAAGTTGCTCTTTCTCTAATTTATTTCATTGTATAGAAGCTTTTTTGTTCTTCCTCTTTTGGGTCTCTCGGAGTTTTTAGAGAGATCGTCTCCACTTTTGAAGATATAATACCGACTGCTGTTGTTACTAATGCACCAATTATTGCTACGACTATGAGTATTATGAAATATGACAAATTCCTCCCTCCTATCCAGATAATTATCCAAACAACCAGGAATTTGTCTACAATTTGCAGAATTTGTCGAACGAAAGTGTCTTTCATAAATAGGTGGCAACCGTAAGACGAAAAAACACCCTTTTGACAGGGTGCTCATTTCCGCCTATGTTTTTGGAAATCCAAAATATCCTCTTTCAGAAAAAGCCTGTCCCGAGGCATTTCTTTCATCGGCTCCAGTTCCCCGGTCTTTACTAACTGGTTCAGATACTGACGGGTGAACCCCAATATCTCAAGCGCCTCACTTGTATTGAGTATCTCTTCATTCAGGAATTTCTTGATTGCGTCACGCTCTTTAGGCTTGTACATTTTTGAATCATCCTTTTTTCTCACGATATTTCAAGTAAAGGGAAAATGCTTTCTCAATGATCGAAACAACAAATAAAATGATCAGGCTAATGTCGAGAGCCGTTTTCAACGGTCCCGCTGCCACATCCTGACGGAAAAACAGCATATACGCCAGGGCGAGAAGAACAACAATATCGGTCGTGGACTGTACACTTTTCATTTTTTTGAAAGTGGCTGGCTTTCAAGTATTTTTCTTTAGTCGCCGCATTTGCTATACTTGGAGCAAGGGAGAAGCGCTACCTTCTCCCTCGGCTCAAAATCATCTGCGCTTTCTAGGACGTTGGCGTTTTTTGATTTTGGGCTTTTTTGTTTTAAGCTTTTCCCTGATGATGAGGACTTTTTCAACAACTGTGAGAGTTGTGAGGATAATCCCCAGTACCAATGCGATTTCAGCCACTTTCTTTCCCTCCTTTCTATATTTTAATTATACCTCATCACTTTACTCACGTCAAGTTATTTTGTGGACTTTTTTCATTATTTCTCCAATAACAAAGAGCCTATTCACGCTAAACAGAATAGGCTGTGATCTGCTCTATTTTTCATTTTCAGGCGGGAACGCTCGATGTTCTTCTGCACAGTTCCTTTTTTAATCCCCAATAACTGCGCGATTTCTTCGAATGACATGTTTTGCACAGCATGCATCATGAAAATGTCTTTTTCTCTTTCAGTAAGCACGGATAGGGCATCAGCGATTCTTTCCTTATCCCAATCACTTACCTCTCCCTCAGCCTCTTGAACGATTGCGTATTCTTCCGGGAGCGCATCAATTAAGCGCGGATCAGCAAGAATCGTCCTTTGGTATGCGTCTCTTCTGTCAGCACCTCGGCGGGCGCCGGGCTGTCTTCCGTTCTGCAGCCATTCGAGAGTGAATTCAATATCGCTGATCATGCTACTGATAATCTTTTTGTCGTTAATCTGTTCGGCCGTCAGATTGACTTCAGCTGTATCTTTGTAGAGCCGATACATTTTTCTCGTTTCTCTTAAAGCTCGTTTGTATTCAATGATTAAATCCTGCATTCTAATTCCTCTCCCTTATTTGCGCTTAAATGCGCCGCCCTTGCCTCGTTTAAGTGTTTGCATATTCGTGTTGATCATTTGTTGCCAGAGACGATCTGACCGCTCCTGTTGCTTCTGTGATGGTTTCTTTTTGGGCTGTTTCATGTCTCACCACTCCTTTCACCGATAGTAATCGCGATAAAGATCAAGATAGTTGCGAAATAAAAAAACGGACACCAATCAGAGCACAGTAATTCTGTGCAATGATCAGTGTCCGCAGGCTTTCCGTCTTGGACTTAGATATTAAGATCTTCTCTTTGGTTTTTTTATAGATCGCTTACCTTTTTCTAATAGATAATTATAAAAAAGAGTTTCCAGTAATTTGTAATTTTTATTATAACTTGATTTGTTGTGAAAAGAATGTATTGTTGTAAAAACCATAGATCCCAACACAATTGTACTAATCCCTAATATAACCCATAACCACATGGCTTGATTAAATTCTTCTTGTCTAAAATATGTCTCTTCAACAGCACTATTAATAATAAGTGTAAAAAAACTGGTAATCATTGAAACAAAAATAGTAGGAATGATAATTTTTAAAAAAGTTGTTACAGAACCTGCTTGTCTATCTTCATTACTTGATTTCAAATAAGGTAAAAGATACTTCTCTATTTGGTTTATATTAAATTTACGAGTTTCCAGATGTTCTTTAAAAGCTTCATAAATTTTTGCTCTTCTTAAAAGATAGATTTTACTATAGCCAGATAACAATGCAAACTTAGTTAAGGCCTTCCTTACACTAAAAAGGGCGATAATTAAACAAACACAGGAGCTAGCTACTAATCCAATTAAGAACATTTTTCCCTGAAGGTAATGATATAAGACAAAAACACATAATATTAAAGCGATTAAATAAAATATTAATTTACAAATTAGCACAACAAAAATCCTGTTCTTTTGGACTTTTTCTTCTTCTTCTTTTAAAAAGGGTGAATCAATATAAAAGTATTTAAATTTCTTAACCCTACTCACTTCCTGATAAAGCTTGAATAGTTCATTTTCAACATCTATCATAATGTCACACCACCTCTGTACATTCTTACGAAGAGAATTATTAAAAAGATTCACTTTTTTCAGGAAGTGACCAAGGTTAGTGATATCCTATTCCTTATGGGAACAGAACCTAGAAGCCAGCAATAATCACCTCTTTTTCTCCGTATACTTATCAATATCTTGAAAAAACGCCGCGGCCGTGAATGCGATGATTGCGCCTATTAACGTGATGTTTGCTTTCATGTCCGGCCTGTATTCGTACTGGAAATAAAACCAGAATCCTAACCCCATCAGCATAAATATTATTCTCAGCGCCATCGAATCCCCCTTATTTGATTTGAAATTTAGCTGATTCAAATGTTCCGATGTAGTTCCGTTTGCCGGAATCAGAGTAGCAGTCCAGCTGAATGACATAGGTTCCCTTTCCGGTCTTATTCCGGATCGTTTTCACGTTGAATGATTTCAGAGGCGTTGCCGTTTTGAAGTTGCCCCGCTGTACTAAATTCGTATCAGTCAGACTGCCGCCGCTGCGCTTCTTGTATACGCCGGCCGTGTAATAAAGTGTGCTTGATCCTTTTTTTTCGGCTTTCCAGTCCACCGTTGAGGCGCCGGCCGTGTACGTCGCGGCATCCGTAAACACCCGGCCACTGTACCCGGATTCATTTTGCCAGCCTGACCATGCAGCGGAAGCAGACGGCGCAACGGCCACCGCTCCCGTAAGTAATGCAGCTGATAAAATGATTGATTTGAATAGTTTTTTCATTATTTTCCCCTTCCTAATTCACAAATAATTAACATTTATTTACAAGGATAATCGTTATTTTGCTCGAATTCTTACTTTGTTCCATAAAAAACCAAAGGAGTGTTTAAAATGAATTTCAAAAAGACTGCTGTTACTGCACTATCGATTCCTGTATTAGCTTTTTCCATTAGTGGTATGGCTTCCGCTAAGGAGATAACTCCTCAAAAAAATGAAGCGCAAACAACTATATCTCCTGGTCCAATTAAAGCCTATTACGATACCTTTGAAGTGAGAGCCGGGGGTTCTAAACAATTAGATGCCAAATATTTAGGATCAGGATTCGCTTATCATTCAGATAATAGTGCTGTTTTTACAGTAGATACCAATGGACTTGTCCGTGGCAATAAAGCTGGAAATGCATATTTAACTATATTCAAAAATGGATCTGTATACGGTCAGTTACACGTATTTGTCTATTAATTTTCTAATAGAAGAGCATTCTAATATGCTCTTCTATTTTTCCACTTCACCACCCATGCAGCGCCCACAATGCGGGCAGCGGGCATCTGCACGGATTTCTAAATCAAGTTTTTTATAATCGCAGTCCAGGCAATGGCATTTGATCATAGCCGGGCCACCGAATCAAATAAGCTGAGTTGGGTGATCTTATAGTTGAACAGCAATAATTCTTCAGCTCCGCGGCTTTTTCCGGATCCGCCGACAACCTGTTTGTATGCGGAAAAGGTTTCTGTCTCCCAGTTCGGGTAGATCTCGAGTATCAAAGGATCATCGTAATAAGAAAGAACCACTTTCCCTTTGACCTGATTAAGCAGCCGGGCCAGTTCCCGGTGATCCTCTTCGGTAAAGCCGCCAGCATAAAACCGTTCGCGCCCAAAATATGGCGGATCCACATAAAACAGAGTATCCGGGCTATCGTATTTCTCAATGATGTTGCGAAAATCCTTACATTCGATCATGACGCCCTTCATACGGTTGGCGAAAGACTCGAAGGCAGCGCAGGCGCTTATGTATCCGCCAGCAGGGTTCTGCCCGCTTTGTGTGCTATGCCTCCAGCCTGTCTGCGGTACTTCCTCCGCGTTCCCCTTACTAATGCCGGAGCGATTCATATAGAACCACCTGACAGCCCGGTCAAAATCATTTTGCGGATAATCTTCAGTTTTCCATTTCTCATAGAGCGCCCGGCTGTACGGAATGGATTCGCAAGCCTGCTGCATGGCCTTCGGATCCTTTCTGACTTGCATCAAGAAATTCACCACATGGCCGTCAATGTCGTTATACACTTCATGACCTATTTGCGGCTTGTTTGCTATGACATGAGCCGCGCCTCCGAAAGGCTCGACGTACACCTTATGAGCGGGCATTTTATTTATGATGTGATCGGCGTATTTTGCCTTGCCACCGAACCAGATTAACGGTGATCTCGGCATTTTGCTGCCTCCTGGTCCATAATGGCTTTGAATATCGGGTATATCTGTTGCGGCACAACCGCGTTTCCTAATCCTTTAATTCTGTCCAACCGATTGGGAACCCCATCATCGCTTCCCAAAAAGCAGGATTCGCGCGCCCTCTTTTCCCAGTCAACACCATTAAATAGTTTGGTAACTGCCTAAATGTGCTCTTTCTCCATTTTGTAACTTTGTCATTGTTTTCTGATAATCGTTCAGTCCCCTTGTATCCGATGCTGTTGGCGTTGGAAAGATATCCGACAACAAAGACCCTGTCTCTTTTATGCGGTGCCCCGATGGCGATAGCTGGTATAATAAACGATTTCCCTTTGTAACCTTCACTTTCCAAGTCAGATAACGTGCGGTCGAGCTCCATATTTGCGAAGTTAGCAACGTTTTCACCAACAACCCAAGTGGGTCTAAGCTCTTTGATGATCCTAAACATTTCCGGCCAGAGGTCGCGGTCATCTTCCGTGCCTCTTTGCTCCCCGGCAATACTGTAAGGCTGGCAAGGGAATCCCCCTGAAATAATGTCAATTGTTCCACCTGGTTCAATCACTCCTTTTTCTTCTAAAAGCTGTCTATTCAAAGTGCATACATCATCGAAGATAGGTACGCCCGGGAAATTTTTGTTTAATACCTTTTGGCAAAAAGGTTCACGCTCGCAGAATGCTACCGTCTCAACCCCGGCCCATTCAGCGGCAAGAGCGATTCCCCCAATGCCGGCGAATAATTCAATACTTTTCATCCCGTCACCCCATCAATCCCGCAGGACAGCGACAGCGAAGAAGAAAAGCCCCACGCATGCCCCGACCAGCCAGATGTTTGTTTTATCCCGTTTAGCGATAATGGTATCGCCAATCATTTTCAGATCGTCAGACCGAGCGACCAGCGTCGGGATGTAATCCGGGTGAACCTTTAAAAGCTCGGCCGCCTGCTCGACGGTCATTGCTTCGTCCTTCGTGGCCTTCACGTTCCGCTGGAGAACTACTTGTAAAGGCATCATTCTACTTCCCCCTTCGGTGTAAACTCTTTGATCACTTTAAAAATATAAGCTGTTTCCCCGTTATCTAATTCATCCATAGCGCACTCAAAATCTTTTCCCGCGCTTTTCATTGTGCCGTGGAATTGTACATCTTCACTTTGCGTGTCATATACCATATAAGTATCATTCATTCCGCTTGCTTCTTTCTGTTCCTCGACCTTTAATTTTAGTTCTTCGTTCTCTTTTGTAAGCCGCTGAATCTCTTCCTGAGCCTGCCGAAACTGATTGACCGCGATTTCCTGCTGACGCTTGTTTTCCTCGATGATTTCCTGTTGTTTAGCAGACAATTCAGCTTGTTCAAGAAGCCATCCCATTTCCTTTTGCGGAATATACGTAAGCCCTTTTAACCACTCAATTCTCTCTTTCATGCCCGTTCCTCCCCCGCAGGGGAAACCCCTGCTATTTGAATTTGTGGCCGATCTCGTAATCACAACGAGCCAGGCCGCCTTTTATTGTTTGAATGATTGTTTTACCGTGTTCCGGGGCGTCCATTAAGTGGGCTGTCCCTTCAGTACCATCTAAAACGATGATCCGGACTTTCCCCGGCTCGATGCTTTGCTGAATAGTTGTTTCATGATTTTTTATTTCTGTTGGCTTGTTCACTCTGGCCGCCCCCTGTGCTATGATAGAAGTACCAGTTCATATCAAAGCTCCGGGGCTTCGGCTTCGGTGCTTTTTTCGTTTTACGACGGCAGCCGCATCGTCACGCCGGCAGACGGCTTTAATTCCTCACGGTAAATGATCGGATGCTTTTCGACGTAAGCCGCCAGCTCTTCCGGCGTCATTTTCCACTCCTCAACTGGACCAGGCTTGTATGGATTGATTTTTTCTTGCATAGTGATAACCTCCTGAATTGATTTTGGGAATTTCGGAACCTCCAAGCTTTTTGCAATCCGCTCCCATGTGGCTGGCGCATCGTTTGTAATCGGAACAGAGCGTCATGCAGGCCATGAGCTTATCTTCTTCCTGCACCCACAACGGCCGATCGTCTGCGATTACCACGTTTTGCAGTGGTCTTCCCCGCCTTTCTTTTGAGTTTTTTCAGCTCGTCCAGCTCAATGAAGCCGAGTGCCTTATCCAGCGCCAGCACCTTGAGTGGCGTCTCGTAAAGCCGCTCATACAGCTTGCGTTTGATGGCAAATTCCGTTGTTTCCACGCCCTTGATGTCAATGATCTCGATGCTGCCATCCAAGTTATGAACCTCAAAGTCTGCAATATATTCAATCTTCCGAAAAGTTTTGCCGTTCTTTTTGAATGTTTCTTGCAGCAGGAACCGCGGCTGCAGCTTGAAATCTTTGATCTGCTTGCTCACCTTGAGCCATTTCAATTGCTCATAGTATTTGGCTTCGGCCCGGCTATCGAACGTGATGCCGTCCACCTGTGTTTTTCTGGCGCCGTATTTATTCGTTTGCATGTGATGCCTCCAAAAGCTCAGGATTTTGGTGAATATTGCCGATGACTTCTAAATCAACATGAGCTACAAATACAGTAGTCAAGCCTCGCTTTATTCGCTTGAATCTAAAACCTGGCACCTCTTTTGTCCAATAGATCCCGTCTGAAGCATGTTCAGCCACTTCTTCCTGCCATAAAACTTCTAATAGCTCATTTGAATTATCACGGTGGTTCCTTACAATGTCTCCCTCATAAATCTCCCGGCCGTTTTTGTCCTTCAATCCGGTGTATTGCATTAAAGGTGATACATTTGAAAACTCGTTTTTGAAATAACAAGCTAATTCCTCTTCGTCGTTATTGAGAAGTTCATCCCAGTCAAGCATTCGCGGAAATTCTTGACCGTCTCTTTTCTCTGTATGATAAGCCCGAAACTTAATCTCTCTCATTCTTCCGCCTCCATATCTCTGACTATTTTCTTATCGGCCCGTTCCTAAGTGCCGTCGTTACCTACCGTCAATTTGTTCCCAGTGCTGAATCTGCTTTTCCTTGTACGGCGCTGTGAGGATGATGGCCGGCAGCAGGATAACCGCTTTAAGCACTGTGCATCAGCTCCATTTGTTTGATTTTTTCCTCAAGCACCCGGATCGCCGGGGTAAGGTCCTGGCCGGCCGTTTGCTCGGCGGGCCCGAACAGATACATTCCGTCGGTCACTGTGAAATTCGCTTTTTCTGTCATTCCCAATCTCCTAACCTATGGTTTAATTGCATCCGGTCGCCCTTAATGATCACCGTGTAATCTCTGCACATTTGATGAATCCGGGAGCCCAGCGCCTCGTCGATATCCAAAATTTCGCCCGTATCAAGCTCGGAAGAGATTAGCAGAGGCTTATGATTCAGGTACCGATAGTTCACAACCGATTGAATTTGTTCCACTTGCCAATCCGTCGCCCGCGGCTCCCCCTTCACTGGCTTGAATAAGTCATCAATGAACAGGACATCGGCTTTCCGCATGGCGTCGAGCTTTGTTTCCAGCTGGTCAAAGTCATTTCGCAGATCGCCCATTCCCTCAACGTACGGGAAATACATGCAGTAAATTGATTTTTTCTTGATCAGGTTGTTCATGATCGCCGTTAACAGGTGCGTTTTTCCGCTCCCCGGCTGCCCGAGCAAAGCGATGCTGTTTGAACGTTTTCCCTTGATGCTCTGAAAATCCTTATAGTATTCCACCGCGCACTCATAAGCGTCCTTGATCATGTCCGGCTTCCCGTCCTTAATGAAGTTTCCAAAAAGGAGCTTTTCGAATTCCTCCGTGATGCCGCTGGCCTTCATAAGCCGGGCGATCTTTTTCCGTTTTACACACTCGCATTGCTTGGAAAATGTGGTTTTCCATTCCCGGGCCTTATCAGGTAAGCATACTTTCCCCGCAAGATAATCCTCTTCTCTGACCATTTGATCAGGGGCCAGGCTTTCCATTGTCTTATGCTCTTTTCTCAATTGACGCTCGGTATCTTGGTGAATCCGGTAAACGATAATGCCTTATCCTTGCATTCGGGGCACTCATATTCAGCCTTTTCTTCTGAGGCGGCCAGTCCCGCTGAAGATGCTGCTGACCGATCCCGGAGCTTGGTTAGAATGGCCTTCATTGCCGCGTCCATATCTTGCGTTTTGCGAGCTTCCATACTGCTGTTTCTCCTTTCGTCTCTGGCTGAATGGGTTTGAGAGGATTGCTTCAATGTAATTCAGATTGACGTTGTTTCCCTTGCTTCTGAACGCCTGTTTCATTGCCTCCATGACTTTCTCTTCGCCGTAATCATCCACCATATACCCGAGCCGCTGAACCTCCATTGTGCCAATGGTACGGGCTGTTTTGTTTTCGAATAGTTCAAATGCGTTTTTCATTTTTTCGTCAACCTCCTGCTGTCCTAAAGGTATTGGAGCCGGGTCTATCTTCTTGTTGTAATTTCCAAGCTGTATGTACTCGGCATAATTCAACACCGTCACAATGAAACCGCGTTTTTGCGGCAGCCGGTCCAACTTCAAATACTCTTGCTTTACCATCCGATCTAATGAGTATTTGATCTGATCAGAAGACCAGTTGAAGCGCTTGGCTAAATCCACAAGCTTAACGATTGTCTGCCCGGGCTTTAGTTCTTGATCTGCCCTGTACTCCGCCCGTTTGAATAAATAATCGTATATTGTCTCATCGCGTGAATCTTTAAATGGCAGCCGAGGCAGGACCACATACCCTAAACCTTGCATATCCATACCACTCACCTACTTCCTTTCACACAGTGCTGTCAGAGCCTTGAAATCTATTTCTACTAATCTCAGAGACGGCTCATTTGTCTTTAAGTAGTCAGTCGTGTACCGGGTATACAAGTCCTTTCTCATGTCGCGCTGAACCGTTTTGACCAGCCAGAGATAACAATGCGGGATAGGAATCCTAATCAACTCCCTTTCCATCAGCTCACCAACTCCGAAAAATGGATGATACTGTTCAGTTGATTAGTAGCCCGGCAATACTTGCATTTTTCGCACCGCTCCGGCTTCTCTCCGCCGTGTTTCACTTGCAAAATCCGGTCCATCCGCTGCTCAATCTCCTCAAGCTCTACTTCCATCCTGCCTTCATCAATATTGATGACAGCTTTATCAGGTGGATCTTCTTTTGAAACCCCTACGATCAGGGGCTCAAGCCATTCGCTCCGTCCAGTCATCCGTTTTTCAATCTCTGCGTAAAGCGCCATCTGAGCGATGTATCCGTATGCCTCAACAAAAGAGCAATATCCTATTTCCGGGTCCCAAACTTTCTCCCGCAATGACCGTGCTGTTTTCAGATCGGAGAAACGGCCGCCAGCTGGGTTGTATACGTCCAGCTTTCCTTTCCACGGAACACCGAACAATTCAGCAGTTACGATGACTTCCTTTTCTCCTTGAAGAACAAACATACAGAGATCATCATTTTGAATCGCCTCAATCATCAGATCAGCTAACTGATACTGCTTGTACAGCTGACCTTTTTGAGTAAATAGCGAAGGTGTATTCATCTTGAATTCATCAAAAGCCTGTTCACCCTCAAGCCAGGCATGAACGTATTGGCCGAAGAGGAGCGCCTCCGATGTGGGCGGCGTCCATTCTCCGTTCAGCTTTGCCATCGTGGCAGCCTCGCACTGCAAAAAACTTTTATATTGAGAATTTGACATGTAGTGTCTATCAATCTCGTTAGAGTAATAATTCTCCTTGTTCAGTGCCGGTATCCGCATTAGCAGGATCACCCGCCTTTTCTTTACTATCAGCAGGCTTGTCAGCTTGCTTTTTCTGCTTTTTGAATTCTTCCTCAGCCTTTGACTTAGTCGCGCCTGTGGCCTTCACATTGAAGTAATCCTCTTTCTTGGCCATACCATCACGTAAAGATGTATAAATGCGGCCAATCTTTAAAAAGTCTTGTTCTGTAAAGGCATCGACGTTACTGCCGATGTATTCTTCAATCATTTCTTTGGTGATCCCGAATTCTTTTTTGAATGTTGATAAAGCATTTCTGAGCCGATCTTCCAATGGTTCTTTATGGCCGTTTATTAACGTTTTCTGGCACATATCAACTGCAGCATCGACAATATCGCCAGGAATCACTCCAAGTATGCAGGAACGGAGTCGACGGGCTCCTTGATTGGCAACCATTTCGTAAATATCCCTTGCATCATTGAGCTTTGTCACTGTACCTTTTGCCTTTCTCTCATGCTTCACAGTAAATATTTTGGTTTGCCGGGTATTCGTTTCAAGATCCCAAGCGTAAGCCATGACAGAGGATTCCCCGGCTTTTTGCTCGAGCTCCATAATTCCGTAATCAATGTTGCCCCAATTCTGCGCCAAGGCCTCCGCCAGCCGGATAGATGGACCGGAAACCTTTGTCCCGCCGCGAGGATATTCATACACCGCATTCTCGGCTAAAAGCCTCCGTTCGCATGCTTTTTTAATCCGGTCAAACGCCGCGAATACGTCCCGTGGGAATTTCTTTGCGATGACCATCGCCGCCTGTACTTCTTGAGCCTGTCGGCTTACCATCGCTTCCGTAGTCACGCTAGTATCCTGCTGGGGCGCCGGCATGTAATCTGAGTAATCTACCTGAGATAATCCGTTCATTGTGCTTCTGCCACCTTTCTCAAATAAGCTTCTGTGCCGAGCCGCTGCCATTCTCGGTATGCATCCATTGACGGAAAGGAAAATACCGGTTTGCCCTTACTGAACATGACCGAGCCGCCGACTTGTCCCAGACGCTTCTGATCGTCCGCTCGGTCACTGAAAGATGCTGTTATTCGTTTTGCCATGTGTAAAACCTCCATTGTCTTTTTTGAGGTAATTTGGTATAATAAAGGAACTAATCTTTACCAAAAGACCTTTTGAAGTCCACTCTGCCAAGTGGGCTTTTTTTATTGCTCATTTTTAAATTCAAAACCAAGATGCTCCTTCAGATACCGCTCAAGGTTTTCCCTCAAGATGACTTCACCTTCAGCACTATCTATCACGTAATCATCGAAAGCCGTTACTTCATCCCCAAAAAAATCCTTTTTCGTTTCCGGCTCAGTCAGCTTGTCATGCCAGTTGTTCAGAACCATTGGATTTTCAATATTCATTGTGAACACCTACTTACAACACTCAGGTGAATTCCGCGGGCCGCCGCCATATTTAAGACGGTTTGATGTAAGCGCCCTTTATTCGCCAGCCGGTTAATATCCTCTGTAAGAACCTTGATGCTCCCTGCAAGACTGATTGCTTCTTCGTAATCGCCATCCCTTAACGCTTCCGAAAGCATGATAGAGAGCCTTTCCGCCGATTCGATTTTCCTTTTTGCTGAATCTGCATCTACTTTAAGAAACTGATTGATTTTCATACCAGTACCGCCTGCCTTTCCTCTGTTTTTGCCATTGCAACTTGACTCATTAACGCTTTCCGCGTCCACCTTTCGGCCAGTTCTTTCATGTTCAGTCCATGGCTACGGGCCAGCGAATATATCAGCGTTTTGTTTGCCGGGATCAGATCAAAAATCTGCTTAATATCGGCCATGGGCAGTTCTTCTGGTTGTCGGCCTGGCCTATCGTTTGCCAGCCAGCGCGCTAAATGCCTTGTTGCTTGCAATGCTTCTTCAAGCTGGTGAATCATATTGATTACCGCCGCGCTTGCGCTCTCGTTAAGTGCTGGATCTATTGGCGCCGCCGTCGTCGGGTGCAGTTTGAAGAGGTAATGTACCAGATCAATATGTTCGTATGCCTCGCACGCCTCAAACCACTTGATGCATAATTCCGGGGTAAGCTTACTGAATCCATTTTCAACGTCCGAAACATACCGCTGATCCTTTCCCCCTATCAAATTACCGATCTGATACTGTGCAAGTCCTGCCGCTTTGCGGACACTACGCATGATCCGGGGTAGATTATGCAAATTGTATGGGTTGTTCTCCATATGTTTGCCTCCTGATATATCCAGTTGTTCACTGGTAAAATTTAATTAATGAAGGAACTAGCTTGCTTGCTGTTTTCTCAGCTTGTCGATGATAAAGGCCTGTCCCTTTGGCGTAATGCGGATAGTCAGCATGATTTAGATGAACCGTTTACTTGTCGCACTCCCTGTGCTATTTCAAAATAACCACGGTCGATATATTCCTGGTACGGCTCGTTCTTGTTTGCCAAGATCATCTTCCACTCGCGTAGCTTTTGGAACAGCCGTTTTTCTCCAATGCTGATACCCTTTTTAGATGCAAGCTTCGCCAGTTCCCTCACAAGTAATGATTTTTCAGATGCCATACAACTCTCTGCAAAGTTGATCAGTGGCTGCTGAATCTTCAGTGTGTGCTGAAGTCGTTGCCGCTCTTCCTCTTCTGTGATCCATCGCTTTGCCCGGTTGATCGGATCATCAATCATGTAAGAGGGCTGATTGAGCCTTTGAAGCTCATTTTCCATTCGGTTAAATTCTGCAATGTATTTTTCTTTAAACAGTGCGGCCTTTGCGCCCGTGTAACCAAAAACCAAGAATGTTAGTCCATCACGTTTTATGAGATATTTTTTGTATGTTCGGTTTCGGTCATCCTGATAGTCAACCTCCGCAAAATTGTGGAGATTAAATTCTTTGCTGGAATCAAGGTTTCTGATATCCCGCAGGACCGTGTCATGCCGTTTCCCGAAGACTTTAGCGACAGTCAGGCTGTCCGTTACAACTTGATTACCTTCAATGAAAACGAGTTGATTCACCCTATCGCCTCCTTCATAATCGCTTGTTCCTGAGCTTCAATCCATGCATCAATGTTATGTTTGGTAAAGAAAATGCGATTCCGGACTCGGAAGTGTGGAATTTGTTTTTCTCGGACCATCGTGTAAATTGTGTCATGATGAACGCCAAGGTAATCAGCTGTTTCCTGCACAGTTAATGTATTGCGTGTCATACTCGGCCTCCTAAGCTGTATTTGTATGAGATTCTTGTCCTTTTTGATTAAAAAAAAGCTCTTTAATATCACAATCCAATATCTCAGCGACTTTAAAAGCATCTTCCATTTTAGGAGTGGAATATCCATTTTCCCAATTGGAAACAGTGGATTTTTTATACATAAGCTTTTCGGCTAAATTCTCTTGGGTTAAGCCTTTAGCTTTTCTGGCATTCACAAGTTTATAGTTTTTCATTCGCTCACCTCCTGTATAAGATTCTTGTACTTTATGTTTTCATTATAAGTATAAGAATCTTGTATGTCAACAAAAAGTATGAATTTCTTATACAAATATTAATTCACTTCTCATTTGTTGTACAATTACCTTGTACTTCGATATGGAGGAAAATCCAAATGTTGTCTAAAAGATTAAAGATTTGCCGAAAACAAAAAAAACTTACTCAAACTGAGTTAGCTGAGAAAGTCAAAACCACCAAGGGAACTATAAGCAATTATGAGAACGGACACAGTACACCTTCAAACGAAATGTTACGTGACCTTGCTGACGCTCTCGATACAACTACTGATTATCTTTTAGGTAGAGTTGATAATCATTCGAGTGTTATTAAAGAAACATCAGAGTTTGAACAAGCGTTCGGAGATGATGATTTACAACTTGCGTTTAGAGAAGCTCGTGATTTCTCAGAAGAAAGTCAAAAACAGGCAATTGATTTTATAAAGTACCTTAAAGAGAAAGAAGAACGCGAAGGCCGAAAGCCTAAAAAGTAACATACTGGTGAAACCTTTATTTATATTATTTATTATGTTATTTCTGTTTACTAATAAGATCGGGATTGGATCGGAATTAAATCTGAACTGGATCGGAAAAGAATTTTTCACCAGTAGATTGAAGCCAGTTATATCAAGGGATATAGAATTCTTTCTCATCCGGATTGCATCTGGATTCAAACGGGATCGGATCAGAAAAAAAGTAGGAAGTTCAACTTGATTACTATAAAGGGGAAATTCAATTTGTCTTTTTTGTCAGAGAATGGTGAAGTGTATAACTGTCAATTCAAAAAACACATGAAGGCTTCTAAAAACTTTGTAAAAACTTATAAAATGATGCTTAGTGAGCTAAACGAAACCGTATTGGAAATTGCAAGAGGTAGCTTGAATAGACCTAAAGTTGTCAGCATGCCTACTGGTATATTTGCCGTAACAGATGATTATGTTTATTTCTTCTATCTTAAAAAGGATGCACTGATTACAGAGAAATGGCCTTACGATTCTATTTTGAAAATGTCTGTTACTAAAAAAGCTCTTGCTGGTTATCGGATAGATTGCACAACTTCAGATGGAGAATTCAGTATCACTAACATAACAGAAGGAAATCCAGAGGCAGTAAGTAAATATGTAGAATCCAAAATTACTGGTAATGAAGAAAAATTCAATCTGGAAAAAGAAAAGGTCAGCCAAGAACAAAAGAAAATTGAAGAAGAATCGAAAAAGCACATCAAAGAGTATTATTTTAAATCTGCAAAAACAACAATCACACTTGATGGAAACTATATAAGAGTAGCAAGAAAAGGCGCTGTTAACACTATCACACGAGGATATAGTGGGGAGAAATCTTATAGAATCAGCGAACTGTCCGGTCTTCAAATAAAAAAACCAGGATTAGTAACCTCTGGCTATTTTCAATTTTTAACACCAGCTGCCAATGAAACAAGTGGACTCTGGGACGCAATACAAGACGATAACTCCTTCACTTTTGGTCCAAATGAATTGCCGATGGTATTAGAAATTCAAAATTACATAGAAGAGCATCAGTCTATGCCGGCTCCAACAACTGCACCACCAGCTCCTGCCCCTACTGTATCTGCAGCTGATGAATTAAAAAAATATAAAGAGTTGTTGGATATGGATGCTATCACTCAAGAAGAATATGAAATTAAAAAGAAACAGCTATTGAATTTATGACAGCCCTTTTTCCTCGGGCTTTTCTTTCACACCAAAAACAGAACATATATTCTCTCCATGGTGGTGTTTTTAATGTCAATCCAGTTATCGTATCTTGAAGAAGAAGTGAAAAAAATCTATTACAAATTAAATATTGAGACTCCTGAAGACATTGATTTAGAAAGGATTGCCGCGGCATTTCGTATCTGGCTGCATTATGAGCAAAGAGAAAGCTGCATGTTTCAAATTAACGGTGAGTATAGCGTCGTCCTTGATGCTCGAGCCTCTCCACAAGAACAGTGGCAAGACTTTGTTCATGAACTATGCCATGTCTTAAAACATACTGGAAACCAATTTCACATGAATAGAATGTTCAGGCAGCTTCAGGAATACCAGGCGAACAGTTTCATGTATCACTTCTGCGTACCAACGTTCATGCTCATAAAAATGCAGCTGCCCCGTCTTAAATCAGAGGCCATTAAATTAATAGGAGATACATTTAATGTGACATATTCCTTGGCCGCTAAACGGCTAGAAATATTCAACAGAAAACAGTTTTCAATTCTCTGGCATAAAAAGCTCCATCAAATAAGTAAATTGAATGTTAGGAGGTAGCCAAATGGCTAGTATAGAGCCCCGTGGAAAAAACTCTTTTAGATTAATTGTTGAGAATGGTTACGATGCCAAAGGTAAAAGGGATAGAAGAAAGAAAACAATTCGTATAGAAGATCCAAAGCTATTAAAGACTAAACGGAAATTACAAGAGTATCTTGAGGACCAGCTGCACCGTTTCAGAATTGAAGTAGAGGCCGGCGAATATATCGCCCCAGAAAAAGCTACATTTGAATCATTTGTAGAGAAGTGGGTTGAAAAGAAACTCTTTAATAAGAATGGTAAGCCTTACTCTTTTACAACATCTGTTAAATATTCAAATCACTTAAAAAATCACATTCTTCCAGCATTAGGTCATAAAAAAATAGACAAATTAAAAAGCCTTCATATTGTTGATTTTATAGATGATTTATCTAAAGATGGGGCTAGAAAAGATGGAAAGCCTGGCGGATTAGGTGATCAAACAATCAAAGATATATTTAAAATCTTACAAGCATTATTTAAAACTGCCACAGAGGAATGGAAATTGATAAAAGACGACCCTATTGAGGGATTGAGTTCGCCAGAAGCTGAGAATAAAGAAATGAACTTTCTTGAATCTGACGAAGCAGCTGAATGTATTAAAGTGTTGTATGAAATAGATATTAAATGGCGCTTATATTATCTTGCAGCTCTGATCGGGGGGCTTCGTAGAGGGGAAGCTCTTGCCTGTGAATGGCACTTGGACGTAGATTGGGACAAAGGTGGAATATACGTAAATAGATCAATTTCTAAAACAATTAACGGAGAGCCTCATGTCAAAAGCCCAAAGTCAAAAAGTTCTCAACGATTCGTCAAAATGCCTGATTTTTATATGAATGAACTGGTAAAATATTATCGCTTATGGAAAAAAGAAAAATTATTGCTTGGCGATGCCTGGGAAGGCGGAGCACATCAATATGTGTTTCACAGTGGTAAAGGAAAACCTTACTACTATACAACCCCTACCGCAAAATGGACTAAAATCAAAAAGAAGTACGGTCTAAAAGATGTTCGTCTTCATGACTTGCGGCATACTATGGTGGCTCTCCTTATGGAAGCTGGCGAAAGTCTCAGTGCTATTCAACGAAGAGCCGGACATGCCAGTGCTCGAACAACTAGTGATATTTATGGTCATGTTACCGAGAAACTCGAAAATAGCACAGTAAAACACTTTAACCAGTTCGATCCTAGAAACCTAGCACAAAAACAGAGTTGA